ATACAAAATTGCAGAAGGCTTAGAAGCTATTGGTTGGGGTGGAGCAGGTGGTAGTGCGAGTTTAACCTACTCAGCCACAGCACCCAACTCACCTATCAACGGTGTGCTTTGGTACGACACAACCACTGAGACACTTAAGATGTGGAACGGTGGTATATGGTCAACTGTAAGCGTCTCACAAGCCACTATCGCAGAGATACAAGGCTATGTCAATACAGCTACTACAAAGGCTAGTGAAGCAAGTGCAAGTGCGGTAAGTGCTTTGGCTTCTAAGAACGCTATCACTAATATGCAAGTAGCTACTGGTGCGTCAGGAAGTTCAGTCACTTGGAATGGTACTACTTTGACTGTACCACAAGGGATTCAAGGATTACAAGGCATACAAGGACTAAAGGGTGATGATGGAATAGGCACAAATAGAAATGTCTCCACCTACACCGCAACGGCTTCACAAACCACCTTTAATGCGACCTATACAGATGGTTTAGTGGATGTCTACCGTAACGGCTTTAAACTAGCCACTAGCGACTTTGTAGCAACCAATGGCACAACAGTCGTTTTGGGTATTGGGGCAGATGCAGGCGATACCATCGAAATCGTAGGGTACAGTGCGTTTAGTCTTGTCTCTAGCAATATCACCTATACACCCACAGGAACACTCTCAGCAACCACTATGCAAACTGCCATCAATGAGCTTGAAAGTGAAAAAGCTTCGTTGGGTGTAGCTAATACATTCACCAAACCACAACGCACTAGCACATCGGCTTCTACCAATGCGATTGATTTTCGTCTCAATAACAACTTTACCATCTCTGCTACCGCAGCGAATATCACCGTCACAAGCCTTGCAGGGTGTAGCGGTCAAAGTGGTGTCATCGTCATAGAGAGTGCTGAGAATGTCACTGGATGGGGTGCTGAGTTTGTCTTTAAAACCGTACCTAGTTCAATGAGTGGTATGGAAGTGTTTTCCTACTTCGTGCAAACCGAAACCGTTATCCGCATAGGAAGAGTGTCATGATAGGCAATCTTTTGATGGCATCAGGTAAAAACAGTGTCTCTACAGTGGACTTGGTTGACCCTTTTGTAGATGGTAGTGGAATCGCCTTGTATAAGTTTGATGGTGATGCTACGGATGAGAGCGGAGCATATAATGGTGTTGCAAGTAATGTAATATACGATACAGGTAAGTTTGGGCATTGCGTCATGGCTAACGGTAATTCTAGCGTATCGTTTGGCGTACATCACTTTCTTGTACCTACAACCATTTCTTTTTGGGTTCAAGGTGATACTTTTTTGTTGCAAAATGGTCAATTTAGCTATGGCTACCCAACATTTTATCTTAGCCATGTCCACTTTGAAATGTATAAATATCAACAAGTATCTCCTTTACCTCAGAGAGTTGTTGAATTTACATATACACACGATTTTTCTGTCTTTACCCATGTTGCGTGTACTATCAATTACCCATCAGTGAAGCTATATATAGATGGTAGTCTTATGGTATCCACTACAATGTCGAATAATGTAGCGACATCACTTTATGATTTTGGCTTGTGGGATGTTGGGGCACACGGGGTAATATCTACTAACAAATTCGACCAATTCCGCATTTTTAACCGAGCCATAACCGCAGAGGAAGTTACCGCACTTTACAACGAAGGACAATCATGAGATTATATGACAGTGAAACAAAAACAGTAAAAGAGGTGAAAACCTTTGTGAAGGATGGGGTGTTGCTTTATGCTGACAAGCTTACCAATGTACAGCTTGTGGAGAGTGGCTACTACCGTGTGGCGTACAACTCAAAGCCCGATGCTCGTTACTTTACTTACACCGAAGAGGGTGTGGTGGAGGGTGAGTTTTATACCACGAGTTATGTACCCGTTCCTAAGCCTCTTGATGATGTGAAAACTCGCATGAAGACTGAACTGAAAGCTGAGTTTGAAAAGCGTGGAATGAAGCCTATCGTTGACACTGGTTTAGGGTTTAGCGTAGATGGTGGACGAGCCAATTTGCAAGACTTTGAGAGTGGTTTAGCTCTTGGTGTTTTGATGGTACGAGCCAGTGACAACACGATGCACGAAGTAACCCTAGAGCAGATGCAAGGCATTATCACTGCCCTACAAGCCAATGGACTGAGCCTTTATCAAACCAAGTGGAGTAAAGAAGCTGAAATAGACGCGCTAGTAGATATAGAAGCGTGCAAACTTTACGAAGCCACACCGTATGAAAAAGAGGTCGATGAGATGGGAGCAGATATGCAACCCACAGGCAACAAAGTGATGACAACGCTGTATAAAAATAATGTAGTGGAGTGGTAAGATGAGTAATGTAATCAACACAATCAAACGAGTACCAACTGGCGGTACAGCAGGGCAAGTACTCTCAAAAGTAGATGCAACGAATTTTAATACTGCTTGGGTTGATGGTGGTGGTGGTGGCTTTAATTATATGGAAGCTAGCAATCCGCTTATAACCACTAACGGTAGTGTGAACGACTTATGGTTTAACACTTCAACACTAGAGTTATTTATCTGTAGAGATGCTACTGTTGACAACAATGTGTGGGAAGGGAATGATGGAACGAGTGTTGCGCCTATCTACATACAGACACCAACGCTTACCGCAACAGGAACACCAACCGATGTGCCTGAGACTCCTACACTTACCACAAGTGCGTTTAGCGTCTATAACGGTACCGATACGCATGCTAGTACGGACTGGCAAGTGATAAAAACAAGCGATAGCAGTGTGGTATGGGAGAGTTTAGGAAACACATCCAATAAACTGAGCATCACCGTACCCGCAGGCGTGTTGCAAGTCTCTACCGCTTACACGTTTAAGGCACGACACAATGGCGCAACCTATGGAAGCAGTGCTTTAGTGAGTGTGAGTGGTACAACCAAAAGTGCATTTGCGATACCAATTGGAGTAGCAGGAGCTATGGACTTCGGAGTAGCACCATCAAGTGAAAATTTTGCTGCTTTAGGCTTAGCAGCTATGACAGGAACAACAACAAGCGGACATGACAACTGGGGTAATTATCAACATTCAGATGGTTCGGTTGTGGTGCATGTTCCTAAATTCTACTACAGAGTAGGACACACATCCGCACCACAATATTCGACCTACGGATTAAACTCTTTAGAAATAAAAGGTACAGAAACATACGCAAGTGAAGCAGCTGCAAACTTGGCAGGATTCGCACTTCATAGAGCATTTATAGACGGTGGAGCAGAAAAAGGAGGCTTCTTTTTTGACAAGTACTTAGCTTCAAAACTCTCCACAAATACGCTAAAAGCAGTCTCTGTAAAAAATGGTAATCCGATAGGACTTACGACAACTGCAGGCTACCAACCATCATCTACAATGACAGGGTGTACAGGAATTTTAGCAGATGCAGTAACACTCTCTCGTGCAAGAGGCACAGGCTGGAATGCAGTAAGTGTGTTTATGGTCGGTGCAATCGCAATGCTCAGTTTAGCGCATGCACAAATGAGTTCAACGGTTACAAATTGTGCTTGGTACAACGCTACAAACAACTTTCCAAAGGGATGTAACAACGGAAGCCGTCAAGATGTAAATGACACTTCGGTAAGCTGGACAGTTTCTCCAGACAATGCAGCCAAAGGCTTAACAGGCTCAGCTTCAACTTTTGCAAAATCAACGCATAATGGTCAGAACAGCGGAATTGCAGATGTAAATGGATTGATGTACCAAATGACAATAGGTATGACCAACGTAGGAGCAACTGCCACAGATTCAGCAGCCATAGCTACAAACACTACATACATACTAAAAACAACAGCATTTCATAAAGACATAACAGGAGGATGGGATGGGGCAACTGACGCATGGGGTAATACTACAAATCTAAGCACAAGATTTAGTGCAGTTACTTCTCCAATAACAATTAGTGCAAGCGTTGACAACAAATGGGGCAGCGGAACTAATCAAGTTTTAGACCCTGCTTTAAGTGGAGTTGGCAGAGATTTATGTGGATTTTTACCGAAAAATGATGCAGCAGCTGACGCAACTGGTACAAATCAATTTGGACTAGACAGAGTATATAAATATAACTTAGCCAATCAAGTAGTTATGTCTGCTGGTTACTGGAACGAGGCTGCCGTTGCTGGTGTGTTCTATCGCAATTCGAGCAGCTACCGCTCGAATGACTACACTGCTTATGGTTTTCGTGCTGCCGCCTATATATCTTAAAGGAGTTTAACTATGTACAAAAAATATAAACCGTTCAAAGTAGATGGAGTAAACGGTTATACCGTAAACGCTAACTTGAATGATGGCGATACACGATTAGGAGTTATAGAAGAGTGGACTTTCATTCATTCAACAGCTGAGGCTTTAGTGCAAGATATACGCATTGAGTTCCAAGACGTAGTGCTGACACAAGAAGAGAAAGAACTTCTTAAGGCTCAGTTACCGCATAAAGCCTTTGCACGCATGAAAGTAGAAGACATCGGTGATGTCTATGACCTCATAGCCGATGCGATGAAGCTTATCGAGTTTAATATGATGCTCACCGCACGACTAGCAGGAGACATGTGGGGAACGAACCCAATCGCCGAAGACAAAAAAGCACTCTATGCCGCACGCAATAAAGGATTTTTGGATGCAGTAGCAGCAGGCGCTATCACGCTCAGAGGTGACTTTGATGATATGGACGCCTTGATGACAAGACTTATGAGCCGTTACAGTCAAATCAACGAAGTCGTAAGAGATGTGTATGTGAGTGAGCTTAAAAGGGTTGGGTTATGAGTTTTAAGACCGACTTAGTTGTAAAAAGAGATGTATCCCAAGACCATAGGTGGATATTGGTTGAGCCTCTCACTTACCAAAATAATGAAGTGTCTATCACTATAAAAGAGGGCTTTGATTTTGATTTTGCGAGTTCTCCGCAGACCCCAATCATAGCATGGCTATTCCCAAAATCGGGAACATCATCAGACCGTCCTGCGACTTTGCATGATGCCTTATACAGTTGTGAGTATTTTCCTCGTGATGTATGTGATGCTCTCTTCTTAGATGCAATGGCAAGTGATGGTGTAAGCTACGTTAAACGCTATGCAATGTACTACGCAGTGAGAGGCGCAGGATGGACTGTATGGAAAGGACATAACCGTGAAGAAGTTGAACTCTATCGTAATTTCGTGTCTGTTGTCACTTTTGTTTAGCGGATGCGTAAGCTTTACAACAGGCTTACAACTTGCAGAGTTTGGTGTTAAAGTAGGCTTTGACATTCATAACTATGCTGAAGCTAAACGTAATGAAGCTAAGGAGATAGTGGATGAAGTACAGTAGCACAAGAGTAGCCGTTATCGTCTTAATCATGCTATGTACGATAGCCATTGATGTTAGTTGGAAGCATTACCTCCAACATTCAGCACGCATCACCGCTAAGTTCAATCTCAATCAAGCCAAAGTATGTGTGAATGACCTTTTGTTGAAAAATGCAGACTCTCCCATCTATGACACGCACATCACCAATGACATGGTAGAAAAGGCTCTTAAAACGTGCGCAAGGGAGATGAGGGTTACGACTACAGGAGATATGTTTGCGTTCAATTTACGCACGTTAGAGTTTGTCTTTGACCCAAGTCTAGATTGCTTCGTTGAAGGTGGTAAGTTTATGACTAAAGAGAGTGAATGTCGGCTACACAAAGACCCTTCCAAATGTGAAGAGGTGATGACCGTTATGTACACGGGCTATGACTCAGACCCTGCTCATTTGAACTGGTGGCAGTTTGACAATGGACGAGAGTACCTAGAGTGGACTGTCCTTCCTAGTGAGCGTATGGGGTTTGATGGTGTATCACGTGGAGGTATCTTAAAACCAAACCAAGTCTTACTGGCACAAGGTGTTCAAGAAGATGAGTTGTGGACGAGGTATTCACACTTTAGGTTTATCGTTTACGGCATAGGATTTCTAAGCATCATCATCAATTTACTCTTTGCAGTCCATGAGAACCTCTTAGAAGAACAAGGCAATCGAAGGGCTTGCAATGGCTCAAAATGAAACACTGGAGCTTATCATCAATGTAGCAAAAGCTGGCAAAGAGATATTGCTAGCAGGTAGTGGCGGTGTAGTAGCGTACTTATACGACTACACCAAGACAAGCAAGAATAATGAAGCGCATAAGTGGTCAAATAAAGCATTGGTGATAAATACCATACTAGGAATGTTTGTAGGCTACGTTGTTGGGTCATTGATACCCTTTAACGTGACGTACAGAGATGCCATCATTGCTTTTAGCGGTGTGAGTGCATTTACTATCGTTGGCATTGTAGAGAGTAGGTTTGCCGTGTGGATAATCGAAAGACTTACAGGGAAGAAATACGATGAATGACATGAAATTTACTGATAAAGTTAAGAGAGTTTGTTGGCAAGGGTTTGAGAAAGGTCATTGCCCTAAACGAAGACTTGAAAATGAAAAGCTATTTTTAGGTGTGCTATTGGCTCTAGCTACCTTTATCTTGGTCTTTAGTCACTGTTGCTAATGAGACACCATGTTTACTGAACATCTTTTTACTGAGAGCGTATGGGCGACAGCAGGTGCTTCTTTCGTGTTTGCAATAATTATTATAGGAATGATGATATTACTTGAAAGGATTATTAAATGACATTGGAATTGGATATGGCGTTGTATTTAGTCAAAGAAGCTGAGGGCTTTATGGAGTTTCCATACCTTTGCCCCGCAAACAAGCTCACTCAGGGCTATGGTAGAAACTTAGAGGCGCATCCATTGAATGAGCTTGAAAAGAAGAGCTTGAATGTGGACGGTTCTGTGAGTGAGATAATCGCATCACAATGGGCATTAAAAGAGCTTATTGAGTGTGAGTTTAAACTAAAAGATAACATCATCTATAAGAATCAAACACCAATTCGTAAAGCCGTCCTTTTGGATATGTGCTTCAATATCGGCTATGCAGGGTTAATGAAGTTTAAAAAAATGTGGTTTGCTTTAGGGAATAAGGACTACTTGGGAGCGGTGAGGGAAGCAAAAGATTCGTCTTGGTATGTCCAAGTTGGAAATCGTGGCAGACGTAATGTAAAGATACTAGCATCAAATAAAATAGGAGAGTAGATATGAGTATGTGAACAACTACTTTAATTTACTGGAATAACGGTAAACCAATTCATATTACAAAGGATAATTAATGGCAATCGAAACAGCAGACATAGAGACGCTTTATGACACGTTAGAAGATAAAGCTAAGACAACACTAGAAAATCTCTTTGATGCCTACACGCTTACCGCTGAGGGCAAGGCGAGCGTTATAGCTCAAACGATTACGATGATACTTCAACTCAGTGTGCAAACGGTTATGGATAAACCTATCAAGGATGCACAAGCGTCACTCATTGCTCAACAAGAAGCAACTGAAGTAGAGAAGGAAGCTTTAACGAAGCGTCAAGAAGAGTCTTATGATGACAACCTTAGAATCAAAGAGGCTGAGATGCTTGCCAATATCGCAGGGATGATGGGTGCTGGTGGTGCTACGTTTAGCACAGCAGACAATGGAGCTACTGGCTTCTTATCTACAATGTACTCAAAGATTGATGCGATTACTCAATGAAACTAAAAGTCATTAATGTAGAAAATGGTGACTATAATTTAGCGATAAAGAAAGCCGTTATAGTGACGGCTATATCGTATGCCAAAATCTACGAACTCCTCCATAAGCAGATATGGCGCAAAGCACCTTCACGCATAGGCTTGTATGAAAATCCTTCCTACACTTCACATAATGGTCGTCCTGTAAAGTTTGTAAGGCATTGGGATATAAAAAGTCATGCCGTTGTGCCTTATAGTAGAGATGGTGGAGACCATACCTTTGGCCTCAATCAGCTTTTTATGGAACAAGACTACCGCAAGCCTTATGTTGGCAATCCTAAAGATGGAATTTATCACGATGATTGTTACATTCAGCCTAAAGTAGTGTATCTTGAAAGCGGTTCAATCGAAGCGTGGGCGTATTGGACGCAGGAAAATATCCTAGAGCCTAAGCTATACGGTACGATTTACCGCAAACAAGACACTGACGGCACGGTTCTGATTAGTAATGTCGTTTATAGCACCTATGAAAACGGTGGCAAGACTTATCGCAGAATTACCGTAACCTATGCCGATGACTCAACGATCGTTACAGAACTTGGAGAGCTTTTAGTTGGAAGCGGAACAGCAGGGATAGACTTTGCAACGGTTCAGCACTTTAGCGGAACGGTTGAGCAGTGGATAGTTGGTGAGGATTTTGAATCCATACACGGAGATGTCATTCACAATCAAGTAATGCCCAATAACAATCTTTGGGTTACTTCAACAGGCACTATAGCCCCAGCAGAAGATGGATGGATACGAGTTTATGAAGATGGCACAGTTATAGAATACACAGCCACTACCGTTGAATCTTGGGGTGATGGAATGGATAATACCGTACCTGCTCACTATAAGTACCTTCCTATGATGTACACCGATACGGGTGATTTGGTGATGGACAGAGTGGAGTTTGTCGAGAAGTGGAACGACTATTTTGAGCTCATCGTCCACGAAGATAGCGAATGGTGGCAATCGTTCATTAAGCCAATCGCTGCCATTATCACCATTGTTATTGCTGCTTATACAGGCATACTCTTCTCTCCAATAGGTGCAATCGGTACAGCGTTAAGCGTTGTTGGCACGCTTACAGGCAACAAAATGCTCTCACTCGTTGGTGGGGCTATGATGTTTGCTGCTGGTGCTACTAAGATGTTGGAAGAGAGCCTTGCACAAGAAACACTCGCAAATGCCGCTCCATCAATGACGATAGGTGCTGCTAGAGACATAGCATCCACCGCTAGTTTTGAAACACTCTTTAGCAACTTTGTATCTAACGCAGGCTTTGAGAATTTGGCAAAGATAGGCTCAGGAGTAATGGGTGTTTACAATGACATACAAGCACTAGGAATGAATGAGATAACACAATCAGTAGAAAGCGTTGTGGAAGATAGCGGAATGAGAGTGACTATGAGTAATCCAGAAGATGATATGTACGACCCTATGAGCGTTATTAAGCTATAAATTACACACATTACGTCACACGATTAAATTTAACAATCTTTAAAGCCCTTGCAATATAGGGCTTTATCTCACTTCATTTGATGTTCGCTGGGGACACCACAATGGCTATTTACGGCTATTCACCGCTAATCATTTCACCCTATAAAGTGCCTACTTTACGAGCTTTATCTACTTATGGCTAATCACGGTTAATCACGGCTAGTCAAAATTAAGGTCACACGTTTTGTCACATGGTATAATTTCATCTCAATCTTGGAGGATGAAATGCTAAACGATACCGAACTCAAAAAAGCTAAGATATTGGATAAAGAGTACGCTCTTTATGACGGAGATGGGCTACAAATCACCATAAGACCAACAGGAACTAAGGCTTTTGAGTTCAAATACACCACACCTGATAAGCGTAGGCAGAAGATAGTCATAGGCAAATATCCCATAATGACATTAGCGGAAGCCAGAGACAAGCGGATTGAACTCCAGAAGATAGTATCACTCGGCAAAGACCCAAAGATTGAGAGAGAAGCTCAGAAGAATAAGGGTGTGATTTTAAAAGTAGTGGCGATTGATTATATGAAACACATAAAATCAGACCTTGCACCAAATACCTACAAGAGAAACAGTGGAATCATTAATAGAGAAATCATCAGACAGCTCGGATCAAAACCAATCGCAGAGATAACACGCTTTGACGTGCTTAGAATGATACGAGATATGGAAGCAAGAGACATAGTGGCCTCTTCAAAGATGGCCCTTAAGATAATAACTAGGATGTTTAGATACGCTTTATCGGAGGGGGTGATTGAACATAACGTGTGCTTGGATGTGGATAGGGGAGTTTTAAAGAAGGATACAAAGGAAAACTACCCACACCTTATCAATCAAAAAGAGCTTGGAGTGCTAATTTCTAAAGTGAAAACATGCAGTGACGTGACACGCTTGGCCATAATGTTTGCTATGCACACGTTCTTAAGGCCACACAACATAAGGCATTTAGAATGGACAGAGATAGATTTTGACAATAGAGTGATTGTAATTAGTGGGGAGAAGATGAAAACGAGGAAGCCTCATATCGTACCTTTGACCGATTCAACGGTAAAGATACTGAACGAGGCTCGTAATAAAAGGAAGTATGTTTTTTCTACAAGTTATAAACCTATGAGCGAAATGGCTATGCAAGAAGCTCTAAAGAGAAGAGGCTATGAACATATCCAAACGGTACACGGTTTTAGGCACACAGCATCAACGATATTGAACGAAAGCATATCGAAGCACGGAATACACTCTGATGCAATAGAGAAGCAACTAGCGCACGTTGTAAGCGGTGTGAAGGGTGTCTATAATAAAGCGGAATACTTAGAGGAAAGGGTTAAACTTATGCGTTGGTGGAGTCAGTTCTTAGAAGAGCTTTCTCGCACTCCTCACGGTCATACAGAACAAAGTTGTGTTCACGCTTCACAGGCTTAATGATTCCTTCTTTGGTGCGTCTTTGAATGGTAGCGCACGACATTTTCAAATGCTGAGCAAGTTCGTATTTTCTCAAATATTTATCCATTTTAAATCTCCAATATTTTCTTAACCATCTCTTCGCAATAGTCAAGCGTGTTCTTTTCAATCTCGTAATCTTGGTCAAGATGCGCAAACTGAACCTCACGAATTTGGTCGTAACTCATAGGCGCATAAATACGATTTGGCATCAACTCATAGTAAAGAGCGATTACAGACACACCAGCCAAAGCCATATCCATACTAAAATCTCTGCTGATTGATTTAGAAGTGTGATTTAAATCAGCGCAAATTTTATCTCCGTACTTTCTAGTGTAATGCTTAATGGTATCTCTCACTCTTGCAAAAACACGCTTAAAATCCTTATCTATCTTGCCGTTGTTATATTCTAAAATAACCGTGAAGAAATGAAAGCTCAAAAAGAGTACCTTCATTTCCTTATAGGCTTGTGGTGACAGCTTCATGTGGTCGGTCTCCTTTTACATGTAAAGCTATGGGCTTATAAAAGCCCTATGCTATTTGTTATTTTTGCTATTTTAATGCTTGATGCGAAGATAAGAACTTTCTCTTTAGCAAATTGATAAATGTCTTTGTAGTACATTTGTTTAACAATTCCCTCGCTTAACGCTCCTTGAACTATACGCTCAGCCATAGCAAGAGATGCAAGGTCAAAAGTAGAAAGCATATCTCTAAACTGAGACGGCACTTTTTCTTTTCCTTTTATGAGTTCCAGAGCTTTGTAGGTTGATGATGTAATATTTCCATAATATCTATCAGCGTTTTGTGAGCCTTGAGCTTTGCAATATTCTATGAAACATTTTAAAATATCACCGAGTTCTTTTCTCTCTGACTTTCCAGAGTGTCTAACGGTAAGCCATTCTTGATTTTGCTTTTGTAATACCATTTGCTCCATTGTGTTAAATGCTTCTATAAAATGCCATTGCCATTCCTGTACTTTCTTTCCAGTAAACTTTGTTACCAAAAATACAAAAGCATCACGGTCAAGTTGATACATTTTTTGCTCACGATTATAATTATCAAGGTAAAAAGATTGGCTCACTTTTGAGCCGAAGTTTTCATCTATTTCAAGTAGTTTTTCAACATCTCTAATAACATTCTTATGTTGTTTCCCAAATTTATCTGCAATAGTTAAACTATCAGCAAAGATTTGACCTCTTGTTTCGTGTACTAATTCTTTTACATGTAAAACATCTAATGCTTTACTCATTATTCTTCTCCTATTAATTTAGAGCTTAATCCGTCAAGCCCATAATGAGCCACCATTAATGTATCTATGATATGTGGATACATGCCGAGTATCACATCTTCATTTGTATGTTCCAATAACTCTTTAATCACATAAATCAAAGAGGCAAACCTCGCTATTTGTGAGGAAACTAATAATCTGTGTGTTCGTTCCATTTCGTACTCCTTTGTGTTTTTTCGTGTTCTATTTAAACACAAAGGAAATCATAGCACTATTTTTATTGTGTTGTCAAGTGTTCTTTCGTGTTCTTTGTTAATTAATTATATTTTTGTATAATCACAAAAAACACAATAGGACTTCATATGGCTAATAAAGTAGAAACATTAACTATTAGACTTGACACACTCACAAGAGAGAGGCTTTCATATATAAGCGATAAAGAATATCGCCCTATGGCTTCTCAAATAAGAAAAGTAGTTGAGGATTTTGTAAACAGTTACGCAATAGAATATTATTTAATTCCACAATATGACACTGATGGAAACCTGCGCTCTGGAGATATTAACTATCCAATGCCGAAGCAGGAATGCCCTTTTTAACTGCTTCGTCAAGCATTTTCCTAATTTGTAATGCAAGAGGTCTATACTCTTTCTTTGCAAGTTCTTTAAGTTGCTCAAGCAACTCATCATCTAATCTAATTGTTAATGTATTTTTGACTGCTTTCATTTTTTCATCTCCTTCTCTGCTTTCATCAGATAAGCTAAATAGTTCTCATACGTCTCAATCTTTTTAATAGTACCGTTTAAATCACCCTTGCGCCCAATTCTAAGTCGATACTTTAGAATGTTACCCTTACACCAACCTATCAGCTCGTCAGTGGTTAAACAGCCCTCCAAGACCGTTATAGCATCCATTCCATCCCACAAGTCATAGTGTGAGCTATCAGGGTTTTTTAGTGGGTGTTCCCTTCGGATAGGTGGTATGCTAGTCATCGCTCATCTCGTCAAAGTTGAATTCACCGTTTACGATAAGCGGATTGTCTTTTGTGTCATCTTGTTCTTCTTCTTGTTGTGGCGCAAAGCGTTCTGCCTTGAAGTCCTTACTATTACA